ACGTAGCTGCTGCAGGTGCCAGCCGCTGACCCACCAGTGCCCGCCACCGGATCGCCGGGCGTAGTGGCTGGGGGCTGGGTGACTGGCGGCGTAGTGCCTGCTGGCGGCTGCGTAGTCGTGGGCGGCTGGGTTCCCGGCGGGGTAGTTGGGGTAGTTGTCGCTGGCGGCCTTGGCAACAAAGGCCCGCCACCTGATCCAGTTCCGTCGGTTGGCGGCTCGTAGGAAGGCATCCCTTCCTGATTCGGGATGCCAATTGGCGGCCGGGGAATGTCGGTATTCATCAGCATGTCGAGTTACCTCACGGTTCCACGGCCTGCGCCGCGTGCGTCGGTGTAGAGGGTCAGGTACTGCAATGAGAACGGAGCCTCGACAGCACTATTGTGATCGAAACGAAGCTCGACCGCATCCCCTTCGATGGGGAAGTCCGTTGACCCCCGGAAAGCGGCCGACTCGTACACCACGTCGTTGTCCGGCAGGCCGGTCACGGAGTTTGTGGTGGTCGCCCCCATCAGGAAGGATTCGAAGTAGGCCGGGTTTGCCAGCTGGTAGTTGATGTTCCGGCTGAACTTGACCGTCGCGTACCCGCCGCCGTTGCCATAGACGAATACCCGGTCGAAGCGCTTGAGCATGGACGGGTCGCGCAAGTCGATGGGGTTGGTCTCGATGTAGGACGGGATGGGATCACCATCGAAGCTGCGGCCTGCATCCATTTCAAACAAGAAGCCTTCTTTCACGCCACCGAAGAAACTGACGAACAAACGCTCTCGCCCAGATGAGTCAATGCCGGAGCTGACAGCACGCACGCGCCACGGGATCACATCGGTGTCTTCATTGGGCGCCGGTTCGAACATCCGCTGTAAGGTGAACTGCGGCGGCTCGGTGTTGGTCATGGTCAGGACATAGCCGTCCCAGAAATACAGGCGGTACTGGTTCTTGCTCCGAACATTCAGCCCAACAATCGGGCGGACGTATGCCTGCTCGGAGTTCACCGTCGCCTGAAGACGCGGACGCAACCACGGCAGAACCACCTGCGACAGGTAGTTGCGGGCCGCTGCGCCAAACTGTTCTGGGGAATCGGCGGCAAGGATTCCCTGCCCGTCACAAAGGATGACGCGGCCCAAATCGGCGTCGGTGTATTCGATGCCGCCGCGATGTGCGCTGATGACTGATCGGAAAAAGGTATCCGGGGTGGTTCCGCGAATCGCGTATGTTGACGACTGACAAATGATAAGCAGCGCATCGCCCGTCAGCGGACGCAAAGCTATCATTCGATCACCTACTTCAATGGCGGTGGCTCCCTCTGCTCCCCGCATCTCGTATGGATCGCCTACCGCGCTGAACAAAGCCGCCCCGGAGAAATACCCAAGCACCAGACAATCGCCATGCCGGGTGATGTGCCTCGGCAGGTCTTCGGTGGCTTGGAGGGAGGTATGAATTCTGATGAAGCGCTCTCCGTCGAACGACCACGCGAGTCCCGCGCCGTTGACTCCGAACACTGCTTCGAATTGATCCTGCCCGTAAAAGTTGGTTACTTCAAAAACGTACTGAGCGCCGTTGTTGTCCATCTCGGCCTGCCCGGACAGCCAATTAGGCATGTCTCTGGCGGCGACAAGGCACAACAAATCTCCAGTTCCGTTTGGCCCGCTGCGAACCTGATCACCTTCGCCAATCAGGCGCGGCTTGTCTGCGTTCTGCTGTCCGCTGACCGTCAGGAATCCGGCGGCGTCGCCGGTCGTGGTATCGCCACTCACCGTCAGAATATGTTGCAACGTCATCTGGACATCGAGCGTTCCGTTCCAGATGAAGATCGGCAAGTCCTGCTGTTCAAAGAAGACAGAGATGCGAACGTAATCAAATGCACCAATGGCCGCTGTGGCGGGGACGCTGCGCTGATTCAGGACGCGCACCCCAAAGCTGGATGACTTCAGTTCGTCAACCGTTATGGATTGCGACCCCCATAAATCCGTTGGGCCGCCGTAGGTGACTGCCGCAATGGCATTCGGCCAGTTAGCCGACCGTGATTTGTTGTCGGTGCCGCCGTTCTGCACCAACAGATCAACCAGTGCGTCTTTGGCTGCGAAACCTGTGTTGCTTCGGCGCTCTACCTGAACCTCGATCCCTTTGATGATGGCGTTTGCCGGGATGCCGGTAAAGTCAAAGCCTTTACAGATAAGCTCGTCGCCATTGTTCCCGGTGATCGGAGTTTCAACACCATCGTCAGCATTGGGGCCAGTCACTACCGTCCCGTTGAACGTCGAGGCGGTTGGATATTTGTTCACGACAGAGCCTGACACGCCAGAGACTGTCAGGTTCCGATTGAAGTTCTGGAGAAACCCAGCCCCCGAACTGAAGGCCATTTCACGATTCAACTCCAACCGCTCCCACCCGGTAGGCAGCGCCACATACAGCGCGGCGTCCGTAATTTGTGGGAGGAAGTTAATGTCGTTGAGATTGGTGGTGGTCAGGTCAGGCTGCGCTCCTGATCCATCGACCGACCATGTATAGGGCGGCACTCCGCCTGCGGTCAGGCCATCAGCGTAAGGGATGCTAAGGTAGCCGGGGCCGAAGGAGCCGGTAATCGCAATATCAGAAAGCACGGCTGCTGTCAGAGGCGTAGCGTTAGCGACGCCGCCGGGGATGGGGTCTAGGGTAAGAACGCCTTGCTCTATGCCTGTACTACGGACGTTGAGGATTTCGTAGGTCAGCCCCAAGTAGGTAACAAATTGCCCTTCGTTGGCGTCGGTGTAGTAGCCACCTTGGAACGACACCCGGTACAGATCACGGATGGCGTATTCGAACCCCTTGAACATGAAATGGCCGATGATATCCGAGCCGGGGCGGCCGGGAACTATTCCAATCTTCGCCTTCTCTGTGGTGTAGAGAGAATTGAGGTTAGCGTTATAGGTGGACTGATAGCCTCTAGAAGTAAAGACGACATCGCGTGTGTTCGCAACAATCGTGGCGGCAACCGTATTGTTGGTGATGGTCTCTGGCAGCTGCGGGTTCGGCGCAGACTCGGAGAACACGGCGTAGATGATCACGCCTTCCGCATTTGTCGTGGTGTATTCGATGTAGCCTGACCCTCCGGTAGACTGGAAAGTGATTTGTTGTCCGGCAAGCCATGCGGATGGAATGCCGCCTACGCACTTCAGACGCCACAGTTTTACGTTTGCCACGCCGGGCTGACCATCAAACCGAGCGATGCCGTCGATGCGGGAGTATCCATCGCGCACGCCGACTTCGAAGTTGAGGCAGTCGCGCAGCGTTCCCGGCTTCGCCAGCGCCTTGACCGTCATCAGGTCGAGGCCGCCCGTCATAAATACCGGATTCATGTCACCACCCCGGAGACATGTAGGCACCCGAGCCGACCGTGAACACGGGAAGCTGGTCGCGTGTGATGGCGTGCCATGCGGAGCGCAGCTGCTGTGAGGCGTTCGCCTTCAACTCCCGCGTGCCGTCACGGGTTGTGCAGTAGTAGTTGGTCACTGCCCACCAGACAATCAGCATCTGGTTCTCTTCCGGGATGATCGGGATGTCGGCGTCGAACGCCATCGTGTCGATCACCTTCCGGTACGGAACGCGGATGGTGTATAGCCGGTCTGGGTTTGGGAAAAATGACAGATTGCCATTTGGAAGAACGGTGAAGAAAGAAGGTCGGCTTTGTTGTGACGAATACAACCCACGGTCATAGACGCCAAGCACCCATTGTTCGTAGGGAACAAAGAAGACCGGGGTTTCATCAGCAGGTGTGGTCAGGTAGCAGCCGATGTACGGTGAGGTGCCATCGGCTTCAGAGGATAGGCACTCCAAGAAATCTGCAATTCCGTGCGCCTTGGGGTCATAGACGTTCTGCCCGATGACCATTGCCATGAGGCCCAGCCCGGTACGGAATAGCCAGTGGGTGCGTGCCCGCTGGATGTCCTCATAGGCCATCTCTACCCATTGGACAATCTCGGAGTTGACTCCGGTTTGTCCTACGACAGTAGTTGGCTGCGTGCCGGGCGGGCCTTCCCCGACCCTGCAAATCAAATTTGTTCGTTTGCACAAATCGAGGAAGTTCACAGCGATCTCCGTTAGGCAGCCGCCTGAGAAACGGCATCCGGGAAGTTGAAGAAGAACAGCTTGAGCGTAGCCAGAGCTTCTTCGTGCTCCATCGGACGGCTGTCTTTGCCACGGTCGGTACGCATCGGGAGATCACACTTCTTACCAATGCTGGTCAGCTCGCTGATGCTGCGGGCTTCGAACCATTCCGGCCCCTTGGATTGATACCACTCCATCAGGGAACCAGCCAAGTCTTTGGTCTCTGGATCGACGCCCAGATACGACAGGGGGATGTCATCGAATTCGAAGGCCGTCGTGATCTCGGTCGTACCGTCGGGCATGGGGATGCGCTTCTGGAAGGCGCGACGCCGTTTGTTCTGCTGGATGATGTTGAGGATAGGCTCGGGGATATTCGCCACTTCGTCGTAAGGGACGTAGTAGGTGGCCTTTCCGTTCCAGCCGAAGCCCTCGGCATTGGCAATCTTCTGGCCTTCCGGGCGAGGTAGCTTGACACGGTGGCGTCGCCCACCCCAGACACCCAGCGGGGTCAGGTTGTAGGACGGGAAGATGCTCTCGTTGCCACGCACGACGCGCATAGGCGCGGGGCGCAGCGCGGCGGCCATCTTTTGTTCGATGCCCAAGGCGGCCAGCAACAAACCGCGAATTTTTTCGCCGTTCATGGTGGGCTTGAGGGATTCCTCGATGCCAAGTTCCTTGGCGTACTCGCGGAGTTCCGGGAGTGTGGCGGATTCGAAACGTTCGTCTGCCGCAGTCTGGATGTCCAGCATGGTCATTCTCCTGAAGGATAAGGGACACGCGCCGGAAGACCCAGCGCGTGTCCATAGCTTACTTCAAGACCAGACTCAGTTGGTCGGACTGTTGCCTGCCGCGAACTCCGCGAGGAAGTAGGTGAAGCCGGTAAGAGTGAACAGGCCAGCCGTGCGGGTCAGGATCAGCTCCTGCGGAGCTCCACCGAAGAGCGCAGGCGTGACGGGCAACAGCACGCCGGGAAGCAGGGTGAATGCGGTCGTTGCCTGCAAGGCGGTGCTTGCCGCTGCAAACGCCGTGGCTGTGCTGGTGTAGCCCAGATTGAACGTGAAGGGCGTGACCGTATCCATGTCCACGGAGTTGATCATGGTCAGGTTGACCAGCTTCGACTGCTCGGGAACACCGCATAGGTGAAGGATGTCACCGGCCGTAGCACCAAGCGGGTTGGCCGCAAGGTTCTGGTAGAAGCCGTACACGGTGCAAGTCGTGCCGGGAGCGAGGACGGCCGGGCCTTGGTAGGCGAACGGGCCAACCGGGTTGGTGGGGTTGCCGACAGTGGGGCCAGCCGGGCCTTTGAAGAGATTCGAATAGAAGTCAGCCATTTGAGCGATCCTCGGAGGATTTGTTGGAAGGGGTCAGCCGAAGGGCTGGGGGTTTCCCCCCAGCCCGTCAGATTACAGCGGGTTTTCCAGCACGCCGCATTCGATGCGGTACAGCCAGTTCTGGTTGAGGATCACCGGAGCATCCCACCAGCGAACCGAGACCAGACGGCGCTGGTTGGTCGGATCGGACTTGTCGGCCTTGTTCAGGACGTTCAGTTCGATGCCGCCGTAGCCGCCCTTCTCGGAGCCACGCAGGTTGCACTTGCCGCACGATTCCTTGCCCAGCATCAGGTAGGCGTAAACATCGACGTTCACGCCGCCGACCGAACGTAGGCCGGTGGAGCCAACCGCCACGCCCGCACCCGTGAAGGGTTCGAACTCCGGCGAGGTGATGAAGCAGAACTCATCGACGTAGCCGAACAGCTGCTGGATGTAGTCCTTGAGGCCGCCGACCTGAGGAGCCGCAACAAAGCCGGGGATGTTGCGAATGTCAGCCCGGCAGTCGGTGTGGCAGAGCACGATGAAGGCAGGCTCGACCGCGACGGTGGACTGATTGACCGAACCCTTGGTCATTTCGCGCATCACCGATGCACGGTTGTTGTGCATGGAGCGGGCCGCAAGGCGCAGACGGCCGAGCGAGATGACGCCGTTGACCTGCGGACGGCTGGTGACGGCCGACGAGTTGTAAACCACGTTGGTGCCAGCGCGGTACTCGTACCATGCGTTCTTCTCGCGGATGCGCTTCATCTGATCGAGCATCCGATCCTTGGAGTGCATCAGCACGTCGTACTCGCCGAGTTCAGCCTGACGGCTGGTGACGCCGAAGACTTCGGCGAACTCTTCGAAGGTCTTGAGCACCTGCTCGTACACGATTTGCTGGACGGGCGGATTCACGCCCTCGGCCACTTCCTGCACCGGCGCGTCCGGGGTAACGGCACGCAGGAAGGAAACGGTTTCGTTCTTGTTCATCGGAACCGGGTAGGTCTTGACGAACTTGTCGATGCATTCGACGGCATCTGCTGATTTCAGCAGTTCCGCGTAGGCATATACGTTGGTCGGGTTGCCATTGACGGCAGTGCCGTATGCGTTGATAGCCATGACTCTTTCTCCGAGTTCTTATTATGAAGGGGACATCTAACTGTTGAACAATTTGTCGAACGTTTCCGCATCGGACTGCGGGCCACCTACTGCGCGTCGTGGAACATTTGTTCCTTGCATGTTGGGTGATGCGGACAGCGCCAACAAAGGTGAGGTTGATCGTGGTTGCGGGGCGGCCGGTACATTGTTGCCCTGCTGTGCGGCGTAATACAGGTCTGCAAGGTAGGCGTCGCGCTTGTATTGGTTCAGGAGATTTCCTGCGAAGTTGGCGTCGGTACACATTTTGCGGAAGCGATTGTCGTCCATGTAGATGTCGTGAACTTCGGCGGGCTGGTTTAACCGCCACTCGTTCAGCCATCCCAAGAATTCCTGACTCTGGTTGATCTGCTCCCAATCCGGGTGCATTTCTGCCAGCGCCCTCTTCTCTTTTCCAAGCCGGGCCTCTTCATGGAACTCGTTGATCTGAGCCAGTCGAGGGTCTTGGACGACACTCTGTATTTTCTCTTCCAACTGTTGGATGCGTTCGTCGCTGCGCTTGGCGTTCCATTCCATCGCTTGACGTTGCGTGGCGGCCTCTTCAGGGAATTCATCTTCGAACTTCTTCCAACTTGGCGAGTCGTAGAACGAGTCGAGTTGGGTGTTCGGTTGTCCCTGTGGCGCTACCGGCTGTGGGGCGGCGGCCCTGCTGTCCTGCTGCTGTTGTTCCAGCTTGGAGAGCTTTTGCTGAATCGGGCGGAGCCGACCTTCAACTGCCATCCGGGCTTGTCGCTCTTGCGAGAAGTCGTTGGATAGCCGCTGGTTGGTCTCAACCAGATTCTGCCATGTCTGACGTGCCTCATCAGGCATGGATTGAAGCCACTCTGGCACATTCGGATCGGTTTGTGAAGACCCCTCCAGCTCACCGGCAGGGGGTGCTTCTTCGTGACCTTGTTCCGGGGGTGCCGGAGGGGCTTCGGCTTCAGGGGTAACGGGTGCGGCGGGCTGATCGCCCATCAGTTCGGCGAAGGTGTCGGCGTCGGATGGCTGGTCGGGGTTCTGTTGTGCGTGCGTCATTCTGCTTCTCCGTTATAGTCCAAGAGTTTCTTGAGTTCGTCCACGCGCCCGCGCAGCTCCGAAGTCTTCTCTGGAGTAGTGGTTAAAAGTTCAAGCGATGCTCGGCACGTCGCCAATCGGCGGGTGATTTGTTCGCGCATTTCCCGGTAAACGGGATGGTTCTTGTCCAACATTATTGCAACCTCACATCAGGGGATTCCACGGCTACTTCGGTCGCTAGCTTCTTCTCGTTGTTGACGATTTCCTGCGCCTTGAGCTGACCCTTGAAGTCGGCCTCGTACTTGAGAAGCTGCTGGTCGGCCTCGGCGATATTGAGGTCTTTGGCGATCTGGGCCATATCGACCCGCTCTTTTGAGTCGAGACTCGCCAATTTGTGCAGGTAGCCGAAGCGGGCAGCCTGCAACTGCATCTTCATGGCCGAATCGCGGATGTCCAGTTCGCGCATCCGCTCGGTGTGATCCAACAAACGGTCGTTGTTGCGCCACTCGGACTCGGACTCCTTGGCGTCCTTCTCGGCCTGCGCCCGCATTTGTGCAGCCTCGGCCTGCGCCTGAAGCGCCTGCGACTTGAGCACTTCCGGGTTGGGCTGCTCGCCCGCCGCCGCTTGCTGCTCTTCGACCTCGGCGTCCGTCTTAAGCATGTTCTTGCCGGACAATTCAAGGATGTCGATGTTGGCCCGCGCCCACTCGCCGGGCTTCATGTACGGCTGGAGTAGGGGGTTCGACGTGAATAGTTGGGTGGCGAACTGGATGTGCTGGGCTTGGATGTCCTTGATCAACAAATGGCTCGCGCCCTTGGCGATGACGTTGTAGTCACCCCGAATGGCCGGGTCGTCGTTGAACTGCTCGTTCCACGCCACGAACTCCGGGATCAGCTTCAGGGTGATGTCGTCGTCCCACTGCTTTGCCAAGCGACGCATGACCACGTTGGCCGCATTCATCAGCATTGCCATGCCGCCGGTGGTCGGGACGCCTGCGGTGGCCTCGCCCTGCGCGACTGCTGGCATCATGGTGTGCTCGTCGGCATTGACCTTGATTCGTTCATAGACGGGCATCATCCGGCCGACCACGTTCGGAACGTTGAATACCGACAAGGCTTTGTTGATGTCATCCGCCTCGTCGGTCATCACCCAGACGCGGGGCTTGGTGCAGGATAGGTCGTAGGTACGCCCCTGCGATGGCTCGATGGCCCCTTTGCGGACGCCGATCTGTGGCCCGGCCGACATCATGGTGTTGAGCATGATGGCGTGCCAGACCTGATTGACGGCCATCTGGTCGTCGCGAGTCAGGAAGGGAACGCCGAAACCGAAGATCGAGTCCGGGTTCACCTCGTAGTTGAAGACGTAGTACCCAAGCGTTTCGCAGTCCCTTACCGGCCGCAACATGGCTTTGATGACCACGCCCTGCGACATCCACAGCTCGGTGTCCACGACGTTGAGGTTGTCGGCTTCCAGTGCCTCGCCGATGGCGGCCACAGCTTCTGGTGAAATGTTCCCAGCCAGCGCCATGCTGGTGATGAAGGCAATCAAGGCTTCCTTTGGCACCGGGCCGGAGTATTCCCAGACGGCGTAGCGGCCCTTGATGAAGATGTCGTTGCTGGAATCGGTGCGGGTGTGGGCACCGCGTTGATCAATCGCCAACCCGGTGGCGAGCTTGCCCAGATCAGGCTCCATCTCCAACAAACGGTTGATGGCTTCCTTGTCGAAGCCCGGCTGCTTCACCAACCGGCGGAGCTTCATCTTCGGCATCATGTGCAGTTCGAAGACGTGCTCGCACTCGTCCATCGAGCGGGACGGCTGCGGATAGAAGTTCCACAAATCCACATGTCGGGCGGACGGGGACAGCTGCTCGACGTATTCCTTGGTCGCGGTGCCGTCGGCCGACCATGAGGTCTTGCGGTGGGCCTTGGTGTACGGCCCTTTGATGATGCCGGTGCCGTACAGCACGGCCTGATAGATGGCTTGGCGGCCGTGGGCGGAGTAGCTGGACTCCTCCAGATTATCCTTCACCGCCGTCTTCATGGCGTAGGCGGCTGCCGTGGCCGCTTTGTAGGTCATCTCCTTGACCGCTTCCGGTGGCAGGGGCTGGCCTTGCTCATCGACATCCTTGACCACGCCCGGCGGCATCTTGGGGGAGGGTGATGGCTCCAAGTCCCAATTGGCCTCGTTTGTCGGGAACAGCATGTCCCCCAGACGGGAGGTGACCAGCAGGACTTTCGACCGGGTGATGTTGTCGCCGGTCTTGCGGTACTCGGCCGAGTCGATGCTGTCCTTTGTTCCGGCGATGATCTCGGGCATCGCCTCGTACTGGCGGATGTCGGACATCCAGCGGTTCTCGGCCTCAGAGCGGCTGGAGATGGCTTGATCGAGCATGGTCATCAGGCCCGCGCCTAGCTCATCAATGATTTGTTGGCGCTTGACTTTGGCTGTTTCCAGCTCGGCCGCCTGCTCTTCGGACAGTTCGACCTCAACCATGACGGCATCCATGCTTTCGGCTTGAGCCATCTCGTTTGCTGTTCCGGGGGTCATCATGGCGTTCATCAGAAGCGTACCTCGGGAATGTAGAGTCGTTCGACTTGTTGGGTGGTGGCACGCTTCAGGCCGCTGACGATGCCATATCGGGTGGCGTCCATGAGGTGGTCGTTCCGCTTGACGATGCGCTGCTTGTCATCGTAGGCGTATAGGCGGTACTCGTCCAGCCACTTTGGGCAGGTGGAGAAGACCTTGAGGCGGCCGGTTTCCAGCCTTGAGAGGACGGCTTGGATACCCATGTCCACCGATTTGTCCGGCAGAACCATCTTGATCCCGGCGGCTTGATACAGGGTCAGCAGCTTCTTCCCGTTGTCCTGCCCGATCCCGGCGGCGTCGCCGACCCCCGGAATCCACGCCCCTCTGGCCCGCATCGCGGCGGCATGAACCTCGATGCTTTGTTCGCCTCGCTTGTATTCGGAGTAGAGGTAGGCGACATCCTCGTCCTTGTCGTAGGCCAGCCAGACGCAGGCGGTGTTGTGCCAGCCGCCGTCGAAGCCGAAGCACCGACGCCAATGGGATGGGATGCGGAAGGGCTTGACAACAAATTGGTCTTCTTCGGTCACATATACCTTCCCTATCCCAGCCGTGGGGATTCCCTTTCGCCGTGCATCCCGCAGGTACGGGGGGCAGGACGCCAGCATTTCGGTCTTCTCTTTTTCCGACAAATGGGGAACGTCGTCCCAAGAACAAATCCAGCGCATCTTGCTGGAGCCTGCCTTGTTGAGGCGTTCGAAGTCCATGAAGGACTCCACCACGTCTGTCATGCCTGACAACGGGGTGAAGGTTAGCAGGATCATGCCATTCACGGTTCGTCCGCGCATCAGGCACTCAAGGTAGATGTCCATCGGCGGCTCTTCATCGAGCAGGATGACGTGCTTCTCGGTGCCTTGGAATGCCTCGCGCCGCTGGTCGTAGGACTTGAAGCTAATGGTCGAAAGCCCGCCCGCAATGTGCTTGACGTTGCAGTAGTCCACCGCCCGGTTGGTGTTCTGGATGAACTTCACGTCCCGGATTGCATCTTTGGGGAGCATTCCGGTGCCAAGGACTTCCATGCCCTGCTTGGCTATCGCACCGAGCAGCTTGGATTGGGTGATGTCGCGGACGGTTTCGCGGGTATCACCAGCCACCCAGATTTCCACCGGGCCATCGAAGCGCCTGCCATTCCACCACGTCGGATAGCGGCCGGTAGCATGGAGTGAGACTTCGTAGGCACCTACACCCTCGGACTTGCCGACGCCGTTGCCACCCAGAAACGCCCGCTCACGATAGGTGGCCCCGCCTTCGAAGCAGGCTAAGTGGATCGGGTATTTGTCACGGGAGAGCGGCCCGGTCTCTGGGTACATGCTTTCCAATTTGTTGTGCTTTCGGTAAAGCTCTTCCGCCCTGAGCAGAAGCTCCAGTTCTTCAAGCAGATCATCGTGCGCTACGGACATGCTGTGCCTTAGAAGAAGATGAAGAAGTTTCCGTTGTTGGGGAGTGCGGGCTGGGCAATGGTTGCCACGGCTACTATTGTATTCCCAGCTTGGGTTACGTTCAGGGTCGCCTTGAGAGCCACCTTTGCTGTTGCGGCAAGCGTATTGGAAGCCTGACTCGCATTTACGGAGGCGCTGATCGCCAGCTTCGCCGTGGCAGCAAGCGTATTACTGGCCTGAGTGACAGCGAGCGTTGCTGTGATGGGGGCAATCGGCTGTGAGATTGTTGCCGTCGCCGCAAGCGTGTCGCCAGCCTGCGCCGTATTGAGCGTTGCGCTGATTGCAACCTTGGCCGTCGCGGCGAGCGTGTTCGCCGCCTGAGTGACAGCAAGCGTTGCATTGAACCCCTTGATTGCCGTCGCGGCAAGTAAGTCGCCCGCCTGTGTGATATTGAGGGTGGCTGTGACAGGTGAGGCTGGCTGTGAGATTGTTGCCGTCGCCGCAAGCGCGTCCCCCGCCTGCGTCGCGGAAAGCGTTGCCTTGATCGCCACTGTCGCGGTGCTGGCAAGCGTGTTCCCGGCCTGCGTTGCTGAAAGCGTTGCGGCAATTCCAACCTTTGCGGTAGCGGCGAGTGTATTATCTGCTTGAGTTGCCGATAGTGACGCAGCAATTGCTACCTTTGCCGTCGCGGCAAGCGTGTTCGCAGCTTGGGTGGCCGATAGCGTTGCATTGAAGCCTTTGATCGCCGTAGCAGCAAGGGTGTTACCCGCCTGCGTGACAGCAAGCGTTCCTTTGATTGCTACCGTGGCCGTCGCGGCAAGCGTGTTGCCTGCCTGCGTGACGTTGAGGGTGGCTGTGACAGGCGATGAAGTGAGCGTGGCCGTAGCAGCAAGGGTGTTACCCGCCTGCGTCGCGGAAAGCGTGGCTGTTCTATTAACAAGAATTTCAAATACGCGAGAAATGTATGCCGTTGCGCTTGAGCTTCCCCATGTAACCGTAGTTCCACTGAATCCGCTGTCACGACTTACATACTCACCACCAGTGGTTGGGGTATTGAACCCAACGTCTGCATTTTCAGTCCAGCCGCTGGGCGGTGTCATTGCTGCCGGGTTGGCACCATTAACAACGTAGCCGATGGTGGGATTAAGCGTATCAACCGCTGCGCCGAAAGCAGGAGCTGGCGTTCCACTTGCCGCTGCGGCCGAAGCGGTCTGAATAACGGACGCTGTTCCTCCGCCTACGCCGCTTATTCCCCAGACATTGATAATGCAGCCGGTTCCGGCATCTGCGCCGGAAGTAAATGTAACCTGCTGTGATGAGGCGGCGGCTCCCGCAGTCGAAACAAATAATGAAACTGCATCCGTCCCAACAACAGTTGTTGAGTGCCGGGCCATCGTAAGCCCGGCTGTATTCGTCATTGTTGGAGCGGCGGTTACCGAGTCGCGTATAAAAACGGCGACAAAAAGAATCTCCCCCGCTGCTGGAGTAAACGCAGTAGAGGTATAAGAAGCGACATTGGTGGTAAATGTTGTATTGACCCGCTGGGTGACGGTTGCCACGCTATTCTCCCGCCTTGTTGCGGGTTGGCTTAGGCGTTACCGGCGCTGATTGTGAACGCGGTGACCGAGAACGACTGACCAGCGGTGAACGAAACGCTGTCGCCGATCATGTCGGTTCCGCTCGTACCGTAGGTTCCCTGCAAGAAACAGGTCGTACCGTCCTTCGTCGCCTGCGAGGTGTAAAGCCGGAAGTGTCCCGCCGTGCCGGTGTTGTCGGCAGACGCATCCGTCCACGGGCCACCCAAGATTCCCTTCGACCCACTGGATGCAGCCGCCATCCAGTCGGCCGGGAGGTTGATCGTGGCGAGGATCGAGCCGCTGCTCGCGGTGGCGCACGTTGCAGGCGGTGTGCCCGTGCGGATTTCCAGCGCGACGGTCGTGCCGCCGCCGATCTCAACTTGGTTGAGTTGCAAATCACGAATTGCGACGCTGTATTGAAGTGCCATGTCAAGTCTCCTGTGAGTAAGCGATTAAGTCCCACTTTGCATCAGTTAGGTTGTAGATGAATCCAAGATATAACGTCTTCCCTGCGATTGTTGTCGTCGGAAGCGCTGGGCCAACAGCGCGGTATTGAGCGCCCCAGCCGGAAATAGCCCGTGCGACACCATTGTCCTTGATTCGCATCATCAGTTTCTTGCCTTCCCAGACGGGAGTAGCAGGATTGACGATGGAGGTAATTGGGACAGACAGTGCAGTCAGCACAATCATGTCGTCTTTCGAGACAGGGGTGATGGTGGCAACCGCGTTGCCTGCGGTCTGGACATTCACTCCGTTGCCCATGAAATAGACAAGGCTGATCCATGCCGTTACGTCGTCACCGATTTTCAGCCGCCGTGTATCTATCTCATAGCCAAGCTCCCCGATTGCAAGGGTTGGGTTGTTGGCCGTCCAATTGGCAGCGGTGTCCTTTCGAATCTGGAAGGGAACGTAACTCATGCCGATGATCCCATGTCAAATCTTGCTGGGCCGTTTGTGTTGGGTGAAGAGTCGCCGCAGTCTAGTCCAAACCCAAGAGAGGAAGACACAGCTTCCGTGTAGATGGAAAACGCCAGACGTATCAAAGTCTCGATCTGCTGCCGGGTAAAGGCACCAGAAGCGAAAAGGCTTCGATATTGTTCTGGAGTCGTGGTCACAAAGTTTCCGCATCAAGGTTAATTATACAGCCATCAAGATTTGCTCCATCTGAAGCCCGGCGGAAAGATACGGTGAGCGTCGCAGCCTTTGCACCGCCAAAGCGAGGGTCGGAAACGCCGTAGGAATCTGGAAAACTAGCCATGTTCCGCCATGTATTGAGGGTGCCGCTACTCAGCGCACTTCCGGTAGCAGTAACTTGGTACTCGACAGCAGAAGCGCTGCCTACGGTGACGCCTTCGCCAGAGTAATTTCCGCTTCCTGAAAAAGTTCCGTACCCAAGAGTGCCATTGGCATTGACGTAGTAGTAGGCAAATGCAAGGTCGAAGTCAGGAAGGTAAGGCGTGCTGCTGCTGATGGTGTGATCGTTCGCTACGACGGTCACCGGAACAATGATGCTTCCAGCAAACGACTTTGTTCCGACATTGCCATCGGCATCCACGGCCCGCAGCGTGAAGCTAAATGCGCCGGAGCCGCTTGCCGTTCCGCTGATGGTGCCGTTGGCGGTGTTCGACAGGGTAAGGCCCGTTGGCAACGCTCCTGCCGAGATGCTGTGGACGTAGGGAGAATAGCCGCCCGTCGCGGTGATAGTCTGAGTAAAAGAGATTCCTTGCGTGATCGCATTCAGCGTTTGCGAACCGAAGGTCACTGCCGCCGCGATCTGGATCGACTGCGCGGAGTTGACGATGTTCCCGGCCGCGTCCGTTAGGCGGATGGTCGGGGTGAACGTGCTCACCACGGTTGGCGTGCCGTTGAGTTGGGCTAACAAACCGCCTCCGGCCGAGGAAAGCGTCAGGCCGTTTGGCAGCGTGCCGGTGGAACTGAAGGAATACGGGGTATGCCCCAACGCGCCCGTCAGCGAGGCGCTGTACGCCGTTCCTACTGCGCCCCTTGGGTAGGTGCCGGTCAGGGTTGGGTAGGCGGCGACCACCACGGTAGCTGCTTGATCGGTAATGGCCCCATTGGCGTCTGTCGCCCGCAGCGTGAATGGGAAAGTTCCGGTGCCGCTTGGAGTTCCAGTGATATTTCCCGTGGAGCCATTGAGAGCAAGGCCGCCGGGCAAGGAACCACTGAAGATCGTGAAGGCCAGCGGCAAGCGCCCGCCGGTGACCGAAGCGGTATAGGTGTAGGCGACCGTGAGGGTTCCGCGAGTTCCGATCACGCTGGCAAACACGGGGGCCGCAGACACAACAATCGACCCTGCCTGATCTACCGAGCTACTGGCTGAGTCTGTGCAGCGAACCGTGAAGTTGTAGGTTCCGGCGGCTCCGACCGTGCCCTGCACTCGACCCGTAGAAGCGGTGCTGATACTCAGGCCCGGCGGAAATGCGCCAGACTGGAGCGTGAAGGTGTACGGAGCCACGCCGCCTGTGATTCCGGGGGTCGAGTCGTAGGTCAGCCCGGTGGTGGAGAACCCGGCGTAGTTCGACGTGAAAGCCAGCGCCGACTGCACGGTCAGGCTTTGTGCCGAGGTGGCAAAGTTGCCATCGGCGTCTTGCACGCGCATGGTGAAGTTGGAGGTGCCTGATCCGGTCGGCGTTCCAGAAACCACGCCGGTCGAAGGATTCAGGGTCAAGCCGGTCGGCAAGGTTCCAACCGAAATCGTGTAGGAATACGGCGTCCACCCATTCGCCGCCGTCAGGGACGAGGAATAGGGTGAATTCAGGATGAGGAACGAACTCAACGTGCCGGTGTAGGTCAGCGCGGCGGCAATGGTTATCGACTGGCTGGAAGAATTGGCGATGTTACCCAGCGAATCGACCGAACGGATAACAAAGACCGCCGTTTGTGGGGTTGTCGGCGTGCCGGTGAGTGCACTTGTGCTGGTATTGAGCGTCAGCCCGGCAGGAAGCGTCCCCGAAAACACCGAGTAGGTGAAAGGCGCGATGCCGCCCACTTGAGTAAGGCTAGAGTTGTAGGCCGTGCTCACCGTGCCGCGCGGGTAGGTGCCGGTCAGGCTCACTGTGGCGGCGATGGTTGGCGTTTGTGAGGCGGAATTGCTGGTGCGGCCAGCCAGATCGGTGGATCGAACAACAAACGTGAAGCCGCCTGCTGACGATGGCGTGCCAGACAGGACGCCTGCGGCCGAAAGGGTCAGTCCCGGCGGCAAAGACCCGGAAAATAGAGAGTAGGTGTAGCCCGGATTGCCCAGCGTCGTGGTGTAGGTGAAAGTGTAGGGGATGTTCAGCGTCCCATTGGGCGCAGTCCCAGCAATGATCGGAGCCAGCGCGACAAATATCGTCCGCGCCGAGGTGATGAACAAGCCAAGTGAATCCTGCACCCGAATTGTGAAGTTGGAAGTGCCGCCCACCGTCGGTGTGCCGGTGATCAATCCCGTTGTCGAGTTGATTCCCAGCCCGACAGGCAACGTTCCCACCGAGATCGACCACAGATAGGGGCCAGCGCCGCCAGCAAGGGTCAGGCCAGAGGAATAGGCGACGTTGATCCCAGACAGCGCCAGACTTCCCGAGAACGACATGGCCGTGTAGGTGTTGACGACGATGGTGGACGGGATTTGTCGCGTGGTGCCAAGTGCATCCCTCACGGTTAGCGTGAAGTTGGCGGTTTCCACAGCCAGCGGCGTGCCAGTGACCTCTCCCGTTTGTTGGTTGAGAACAAGTCCCTGTGGGAGTGGCATGGCTATTCCTTTGTTGGAGGAATCACGGCTGCACCGTCCAGCCAAATACACCCGGCTCCCAGACGTTGTTTCCAGCCCCGTCAGCCTGCGTGACGTACCAAGTATCGCCGTTGTGGGTGCAAAGGTCACCCTCGCCCGTGAACGGGTTCACCAGTTTGTAGGCGTCGAACTGATCAATCGGCTGTCTCCACGGCACAGCCGTCCCCGGTACCCGCGCCTGACGAATCAGCGCCGGGTAGTTGCTCGGTGGCAGGGGAAACGTAGTGCGGTCGAAGGTCTGGATACAAGACCACAATTGGCTTTGGTTCCCGTCTTGGTAGCTAT